CTGCATCACCGCATGGCGTCTGGCGGTGGTGTCCCATAGACGGTCGAGATCGCGCAGCAGGAGCGCGAACACGACGCCCGCGGCGACGCCTGCCGCTCCGGTCTCCACCCGCATCTCCGCGAGACTCGCGCGGACCTTCTCCCGATCGGCGCCGACGTCGCGGGCCCAAACCAGGTCCCGGCTCCAAATGGCGTATTCCATGCACCCCTGGCCGTCGAGCTGGACCGCGGCGCTGGCGATGCTCGCCCAGGCGAGCGCCAGCACGATGACGAGCAGGATGACGAGATAACGAATCACGCCGCCGCCTCGTCTGGGATCTCGAGCACGTGGCCGGCCGGAGGCGTCATGCCGCTCGCAAGCCAGGCGCGAACGTCAAACCCGGGACAGATTTTGAGCCACTCCCACCGTTCGACCAGGCCGTCGTTGTCCTCATCCGGGGAAAGGTCGCGGTGGCCGCAGAGGTAAACCTGTCCCGCCTCGCGCCGTTCCATCACCCCCGAGGCCGGCAGCGGCACGAGCACGCGACCGTAGAGCTTGGCGAGCCCGTCGATGTTGTGTTTGAGCGCGCCCCATTGCTGCGGCGTGAACTGGTCGGTGCCGATCATGCAGATGCCGATCGAGGTGCGGTTGTTGCCCGAGACGTGCGCGCCGATCTCGTCGAGATGCCGGCCGGTGGCGACCGCGCCGCCAAGATAGATCACGAAGTGATAGCCAATCGCCGCGAGGTTGGGATTCTGGCGGCGCCGCCAAGCCGGAGCGCGCTCGAAACCGCGCTCGTCATGCCAGCGGTCGATGTCCTCGACCGTCGTGCGCCGGCCGTTGGGCGTCGCGCTGCAATGGATGACGATTAGATCGACGGCCCGCTTCCGGGCCTCAATCCTCGATCCTCGATCCTCGATCCTCGATTCTTGCGCCATGCGCCCATGCTAGGGGCGCAGCGCGGGAAACTTTGGGTGTAGATTTGGGTAATCCGCCGAGCGGGCGAGCTGGCGCAGACGCGAATCGCTGATGCCGAGTTCGCGGCACAGTTCCCGCGTGTTGGTGCCGTCCCAGCGCCGTGCGATCTCGCCGTGCATATACGCGACGCTGTACTTGGTGCGCGGGATGTAGATGCCCTTGTCGCCGCCGTAGGTCGCGCGCAGCGCGTCCGTGATGTGTTCCGCCGCGGCTGCCGCGGTCTCGCGCGTGAGCCCCGGGTGCTTCATGAGGCTGGCGGCCACCACGGCCGCCAGTTCCTCCAGGATCGGGTGCATCCGGCTCGTCATGCTCCCGCCGCTGCGGTTTTGCGTTCCTGCCATTGCCGATAGGCTTTTTGATGCCCCGGGCACAAGTGCTTCTCGGGGCCGACCTCCTGGGCGTGATCGCCGCAGAGATGCTTGTCGCACGTCTTGCCGGGCGCGATTTTCCAGTCGCACTGAAAACGCGAGGACTTGCCGCAGGCGCAGAGCGGCACGCGATTGCGGTCGCCGCAGACGATCGCGAGCAGCTCGCCGGTATTCGGGTCGCGGAGTTGGTTACAGTGCATCAGCGTTCGCCTTCGCCGCGCGATCGCGCCGCCGCTTCTGGTCGATCATCAGCGCGCCGATGATGCTATGCAGTTGATCGGCCTCGCACCAGGCGATTTTTTCCACGTGGAACATTTTACGCGCCATGCCGTCGGCGTAGGCCCACGGCCGGCCGGCATCCGCCAGCAGCGCCTCGATCTTCCGCAGACTCGGCCCGCGATCCGGGTTGTCCATGTTCGCCGGCCGGCCCGGGTGTCCCCCTCGCCCTCCGGGAGAGGGCCGGGGTGAGGGCTTGAACCCCCGCGCGCGCAGATGCTCTATTACCGCGCGCCGTCCTTCGAAGTTCAGATCGGCCGCACTTTTTACGCGAGCGAGCGTGAACAACATCTGTTCATAGGTTTCGCGGTCCAACCCCAGCGCCTTCGCGGCGAGGTGAATCACCGCCAAGTCTTTACGTCGTTGGTCTGCATCAACTCTCATATTTCGGCTGCTCATCAGTGCCCGGCCACCACGCCGGACAGACCCGCCCGAAGGCGGGTTTCGCGTACGTACTAGTGTGTGTGCTTCTTCACTATTGCAGCCACGGTGGGTTCCGAGCGGTTAGTGCGGATGGCGATTTGGGCGTATGACAGACCTTGGGCGCGCAACCTGTGAATCTGAGCGCGCTCCTCGGGGGTGGTGAAGCTGTGTTTGGGTTTCAGCCGCGCCTTGAGCTCGACCAACTCCGCCTTGCATGCGAACAAATCGCCGCGCTCCTCCTGGATCGCCGCCCATTGCTCCCAGGTGAGTTGCTTGAGATTGGCGGAGGCGGGCGGCGGCAAGAGCGCGGCGGGGGCGGGCGTGTCCGCCCCGCGGGCGGCCGATCCGCCCCGGCGGAAGTAATCGTCCTCCATCGCTTCCCACACCGCCCAGGCCTGCTCGGTGTCGAGCATCTTGGCGTGGCGCGCCGCGCCCCGTTCGGTCCACAGGTTGATCTCGCGCGCGAGCGCGGGCGGCGCAAACGGCGCGTCGCTTTTAACGACGCGCCGAAACTCGGCCAAGTCGGGGCCGCTCAGCTTAAAGTAATGCCTCCCGATAATGAAGCGATCCTTCCTGCCTTTGAAGTTCTGCCTAATGCGCCGTGGATCGGTGCCGTAGTACTGGGCGAGCATGGCGCTCGTCGCCACAGGCTGGTCTTTGTAGGTCATTACCGGCAGGTTTTTGATCTCGATGGTTGCGGGGGTGTTCAGCATGATTTGCCTCCGATGAGAGAATGGATCGTCGCGGGAAAGCTCGCGCGCGTCGGCGAGCGCCGCCCGCCACTGGCCGAAGACTTCTGCCAGATCGTCGCGGGCCAAAGTTACCCACTTGTTGTCGTTGCTGATCGTCTCCAGGAGCGCGAGACTTTCGGCGCACGCCATCTCGGCGCGCATCTTCTCCAGGGCTTCGTGCAGCTTTTCAAAGCGGTCAAACAGGTTTGGTTCGCCCGGATCTGGCGTGGTGGGACAAGGCATAAATGCCTCCTTGTATTTTCTAGAGTCGCCCACCGAAATGAGGGGGTGGGCAGGCCTCACTAGACGCATACAAGACGCGCCGTGCGCTATTCCCCTTGCGGGTGTTGTATTTGCGCCTCTCGACCCGCCCGTTGCCGGGCGATCACGCCCGAACGATGGGCGTGAAAAATCCGCGTTGACGGAGCGGATCGGCCGCTTGTATTGCCTAGTGCGGCCAGAATACCCCCGTCTTCCCGTCAGTGTCAAATTAAGTGTCCGCGCCTGGCGCCCTGGAGGAGGGAGAGTTCCGGCCGGCTGGCTCATGGACGAGCCGGCTGCCATCGCGGACCGCCGGAGTTTTGACCCACCCCCGGCTTGGGTTTTTTTATCGGCGTACCCCTCAAGGGGGTATTGAGAAGAATTCACGGCTGATCGTCTCCGCGCAGCTTGTGCTCGCGCGCTTCGGGCGAGTCGAGAAACGAGCGGATGGCCTCGCCCAGCTTGTCGGCGGTGGTGTCGTTATGTACCAGTTCATGCTCGCGCTTCTGGCGCTCTACGAAAGCGGCGAGCGCAAGCAGGAGCCGCTCCTCGTTGAATACCCACCATTTCACGCCCGCAGCTCCTGCTTGATCAGCCGCTCGCGGGCCGAAGCGATCGCGGCGCCGGCCCGCGAGAACTTCTTGAGTTGGCCAGTAATATCACTCGAAAAATACCGTTCGCTCTTCCTGACACCCATGAGGTTCGCCATGCCGTAGACCGAGCACACCGACCGCTTGAGGCGCCGCGCGAGCGTTTCCGTCAGCGCGTCCGGATAAAGGCGCCTGAGCTGCGCGATCTCGGCCGCCGTCCACCGGCGCCGCCCGCGGAATTTGCGCTTATCACTCATCACTCATCACTCATCACTCAGCTTAGTGCCTCACCGGCTGGCCCGACGTCTCGTCGAGCGGCGCCTCGCCCGGCAGGATCACCTCCGGCTCCACGCGCACGAGCGGGAAGATCGCGATGCGCCGCATCTGCCGGAGTTCCCATTCCAGGCGCTTGCGCACGCTCAACCTGCGCCAATACGGCTGGCCCCACGCCTGCCGGCAGAGCCGCCGGTTCAGCGCCTCTGGGCGCGCGATCGACAGCGTGCGCAGGCGTTTCACCGCTTGCTCCACGCGAAGCCCGGTGCTTCGAGATAGGCGATCGCCGTACGGCTGTCCTGGGTGATCCGCCAGACGGCCCAGTCACCCAGCTCGCGAGCGAGCGGAATGGTCGCCGTCTGGATGTGCCGGAGCTGCGCCGGCTCGAACTCGACGACGTCGCGCCAAGCGCCTCGTTGATTGACCTGGAGCTTCACGCCACAGCCGCCTCTGACCGGCAGTGCATATTTGGGTGCATCGTGTCGGCGGCCGGAGGCGTTCGCCTGGTCGCATCCCCGGAAACCGGGGCCCCTGCTTCCCGTCTCACGCCTCGACCTCCTCGGCCGGTTCCTTCGACGCCTTGCGGAGCAGTGCCCGGATCAGCTTCGCCGCTTCCTTCTCGGCGAGCTTGACGAACGCCACGTCGCCGGTTTCCTCGACCTCGATGCCGAGCTTCTTGAGCTCGCCCACGCTGAGTTCGTTCAATGCGCTCTTAACGGGCTTTTCAACGGTCTGTATGAGCTCGTCAACCTGGTTGGCGAAGTGCTTCTTGATCAGCGCGATCACCCGCTCGTCGTCGTCCCATTCGATTTTGCCCTTCGCCTTGCGCCAGCCGGCGTTGATGCCGTGCAGGATCACCGAGCGCGGCTTCACGAAAAGCTCCGGCGACGCGTTCACGGCCGCGGTGACCGCCTCGCTTGCGGCCTCAAACGCGGCGGTGAGCTTGCGTATCCGCGGCGCGTACCGGCGCTTGATCTCAGTCTCCTCCTCATCCTGCGCGAGGGCCGCACCTGCCAGCGCATCGCGCCCTGCCCCGAGCTGCGCCATCAGTTTTTCAATCTCTTGCATCGTCGCCATATCGTTCTCCTTTAATTCTCCTGCACCGCCTCGCGCGCACCCGCACCAGGCGAATCTCAAATGCTGCTTCAATTTTCCCGATCAGAACCGTGACGCGGACGCGATCCTGGCCGTGCTCGGCCATCCCGGCCGCGATGCGCTTGATCGCCGAGCCGAGCCTGTCACTCACATCGAGCGTCATGGGCGCCTCCATCAGAAAAGACTCTGTTGCTGCGGCTGCGGCTTGTGGCAAGGGGCTTGGGTGGGAGCGAGCTTGTGGGAGGGGGCTTGCCCCCGATCATCGCGAGCAAGCTCGCTCCCACCACAACGGCGACACCGGCGGCCATGCCCGATCTCCACCGAGTGCAGATCGCACACCAAGTTCGCACACAAATCGCACAACACCAGGTCCTCCTCGTGCCGGCAGCCGCGTGTTTGGCAGGTGCAGTAACGCATCGGTCCCTCCGCTACGTTTTCAATCGAAGTTGGCCCAACAATTCGGGCAGCGGGATTTTCCGCAGCCGCGACTCGATGACCAGGCTGTGCATCGCGCGCGAGCGCAGGAACCGGCAGCATTGCTCCAGCTCCTCGGGCGTCTGGGCGATGTAGTAGCCGCGCGCCGGATGCGCGCAGATCGCGATACCCTCCTCGCGCAGCTCCGACACGCAAGCGCGCACGCGCCGCTCGGCTGATCGGCTCGGGATGGACCAGGCGGTGATCTCGTAGACCAGGCGCGCGATCGGCAAACCGTTGCGGCGGCCGAGGTGGCGCGAGAGCGCGGTGAGGACTTGGTCGCGGGTGATCATTACGAGCCGTCCCCGAACCGATGAATGCGCGATCGCGCCGACTGGCGCATTACAAAATGCGCGCCCCGAAGGACGGCCCCGGAAGGGGCGCCGAGCGCGGCGGCGAGCCGCCGGTGGTCGAAGCGGCTGATCGTATTCCCGGCGAGCCGCTCCGGGCTGGGCGAGTCCGGCAACGGCGCGCCGGTCAACTTGTAGCGCCATACATCGTCCACGCCATGCGTGCGCTCGGCTACGCCATCGTCGATCAGCCCATAGAGCTGCTGCTGCACGGTGTTGCGGCTCTTGCCGGTGCGCAGCTCGAGCTCGGCCACGGTGAGCGCCTTATTGGCGCGCCCGAGCGCCGCGATGATCCGCTGCCGCGCGATGACGGTCTGGCGCATTACGCCCCGCCTTTAAATGGCAACGATAATTGCCCCGCCGCCTCGGCGTCGACGCGCTCCTGGACCGCGCGCTGGCGCGGCAACAGCGGGTAGAGGCCGTGGGCGGTCGGCAGCGGGATGAGCGTGCTGACGCTCGCGGTATCTAGCAGCTCGCGGGGGAATTGCAGGAACAACTCGAAGCTGATGCCGATCGCGCGCAGGAACGGGTGCGCGAGATACTCCGCCCCCCAGTCCTCGATCCACGCGTCGGGGTAAGTGCGCGGCACGATCGGCGTGAGCCGCGCCTGGGTGATGAGGAGGTAGTTCACGGCTCCCTCCCCGCCATCGTGATCTCCACGTCCGGGAACGCGGCGAGCGAGTGACACCGAAAAGCGTAGCGCGACTGGCCGACGCGCCCGATCTCGGCCAGCCCGTCCCACTGTTTGCACAGATAATCGCCGACGTCGACCAGCGCCCGCGCCACCGGGGCCTCGCTTCTGGCGAAAACCGCGTGCGCCGCGTAGGCGCCGAGAAAAAGCCCGGCGACGAAAGCGGCGGCGCAAACGCTCATGCAGCGGCGATTCATGCCGCGCACGTCGGCGACCTGAAAATCTCCTCGTGTGGCTGCTCTCATGCGGCCTCCTCTGTCGTGACCGGTGCGGAATAAATGACTGCATCGTGTCGGCGGCTGACGGCGATTCGCCTGGTCGCATCCCGCAAGCGGGTCCCTGCTCCGGGGCTCACGCCGTTCTCCTCATGTAGTTGGTACAGCGCGGACAGGTGCGGCGCAGCTCCACGCGCAGCGCGTTGGTGGCGGCGTAGGGCCGCGACTGCTCATCCAGACACCTGCGCCGGGTGATCGGACCCAACACCGGACATGACACCTGTTCCCTCATTAATTCACCACGTACTCGCTGTTCGAGTGTTGTAAGCGGCGAGGGGTAACAATTGGAGATTGCTTGGGAAACAACAGTCGATGACGTGCCTAATTTCTTGGCGATGACCGTCTGGCCGACCCCGTCGCAGGCTTCCGCCAAAATAATGAGCCATTCGGGCGCGGCATCGCCCCATGCGCGCCTTACTTTCTCCACGTTCGTAAGAGTTTTAACGGTCATTTTTGGCCCCTTTTGGCTGCTCATCAGTACCGGACCGCCACGTCCGGCAGACCCGCCCGAAGGCGGGTTTCGCTGCCCTTGGATTGCCACGCACTGCCGTGCGATGCCTCGCCCCGCCAAGCCACGCCGGGCCCAGCCGCGCCACGCCCAATCATTGCTTTTTCCACGTAATAACCTTAAAGCGTCCGAACGGCCCTTTGCGCGCGGGCCGAAAATCACCGACGCCGATGCGCTGGCCCGCCAGATCAACGAGCTCGCGCACCAACTTTTCTGAGAACATCGAATCATCCGCATCCAACGTACAGGTCACCTTCCATTCGTCGAAGCGCGGGCGATGGCACATCATTCGCCCGCCGGTCGATGGATTCACCACCGCGCGGCTGTCCGCCTCCCATTTTCCGGGCATGATCAGCAGATCGGTCTCGACGATAGCCACGCCCGCTGGAATGATGCTGCTGCGTTGTGTCGAGAGCTTGCTTTTCCCCGACTTCACGAACACGCCGGCGTCCACAATCGCGCGCAGCAGATTTGCGGACGGCAGCACAGCCTTCCCGTCGGGAGTACGGTAGAGCTTCGCTTCGCATTGCTCGCGCGGCAGCGGGCGCGAACCTCGCAGTGCTCCGGTCGTGCCGTTAGCAACTTTTTCCTGCGCGGCCTCCGTGAAGCGGTTGCAGAGCAACGGGCTGACGCCTTGGATCGTGCATTTGATCAACATGATTTACCTCCGATGAGCGCGTGAATGGTCGCGTGGAGATCGAGGGAAAGCTTGCGCGCGTCAGCGAGCGCTGCCCGCCACTGACCGAAGACTTCGGCCAGGTCGTCGCGGGCGAGAGTGACCCAGTTGTTTTCCGGGCTCACGTGTTCCAGCAGCGCGAGACTTTCGGCGCACGCCATCTCGGCGCGCATCTTCTCCAGGGCTTCGTGCAGCTTCTCAAAGCGGTCAAACAGGGATGGTTCGCCCGGATGAGGCGTGGTGGGACAAGGCATGGCGCTCTCCTTTCTAAACGGTTGAAGAACCGCCCGCCCGCTGTCAAACGGGTGGACGGCACCGTACGGGTTGACAGACCGGAGAAAGGAACCGGCGAGCCTTGCGGCTCCCCGCACGGCCCGCCCATAGGGAGCGCCATGCGGCACGCACAAAAAAAGCCGCGAGGCGGCTGTGCGCCTTTCTGCCGGGCTGTCAAACCCGATCGCCGTTGTGACGGCGATGCGCACAGAATATTCCCATTCGCTGGCGATTGTCAACATCATCATTTGGCCTCGAACATAACCTCACCAGAATTACCATCGACAACGGAACGGTGCTGGCTGATGATCGGCGCGCGCGGGCCGGTGTCG